CGCCGCACGCCAGCTCGACCTACTGGCACCAACCTCTGTCCTCGACACAGACGCAAACCCCGAGGGGAATGCAGTCTGTGGGACATCGGGTTGGTAAGAAGGGAGGGGTTCTTCTCGGTCAAAGGACAAGTAGAACCTCTCCCTCCTCAGCAGGCCAGCCTGGCGCAAGAGATTTTCCGGAACGCGAGCCCCAAGACCACGAGTAATGGATCTCTGAGAGACCCATACTGTAGCTTGATGCTTCCGCAAAAAACTCAAACGCCACACGCGCGAAGAGGGTCCGGAGAAGCCCGGACAGAGAGACGAGTACTGACCAACCCATGCAGAGGGTGTATCTGGTCGTGTGAACAGCGCCTTCGCGCGCACGAAAGGAACCAAGCGAACCCGGTTCAATTCGGCCCGAAAAGGGGTAGAATTAAGCGTAAAAAAACGCCTGTTCACAAGGGTCTTACCTTTCGACAAGACCAAACCAGATGCACCAACTCCATTCTTCCACGACTCCGCCTCCTGCTCGGTTGCCCGAAAGACAATATCATCCCCGTTGACGCGCACAGGCACGCTTCGGGGAATCAACCACTTAAAGGTCAAGTAATTGACCAAGCAGAGGGCGGGGAAGGAAAGAAAGGAACCCATGAGTTGGCCACGGCGTTGCACGCCACACACGTTCTTTGAATAGACAAACGAGCGAGACCTAGCCTGCGCTAGATCCCACACGCTCGCGGGGACAGTAGAAGTGGTCCTGGACAAACTACGAAGTACTTGCTGGTAAACCTCCAAGGAGAGATTATCAGTAGCTGCTTCGTAATCCCCAGACACAAACACTTCCCCATCCACTCTCTTGAAATCTCGGAACGCATGCGGGCATGCATCACCGCGGAGGAGCCAGTCCTGCTTGGAGAGAAAATCGTAGAAGAGGTCATGAAGGGGTTTCAACACGACTTGCTCGACGCTGGAAACAGTTACGACACGGTGCTTGCACCCGTCCTTCACTGTAGCCACGCGAGCTCGAGTGTCGGGAGCGTCTACACGCTCCCACCCCAACGCAACCCGGCGGAGGCCGCGCAATTCTGAATTGCGCGAGCGACCTCCACCTCTTCTCCGACCTGCCTCCAGACAAGCTTTAACAGGAAGCAGAAGGCCACCCGCACGCGATCGGTAACTCCGATCCCACCCTAGGGTG